CCAACGTTCCGTCCAGGAACACATCGCCTTGCGTCGGGCCGCCACCGCCGGCAGGTGCCGCTGCGTCATTGTCCTTTGGGGCTATTGCAGCGCCCTCTGCTGTTCCAGCGCGGCAGGGATGGTCTGCACCGCGACCTCTCGGATTAGCGGGCCAGTCGCGTGACACCTCGTTGGGCGCTGCCGTCGATGAAATCCCATCCGACCGCGGCGCCGCTCGGCGGACGGGTGCATATGGCGCAGCGGCGCCGTCGGATCTGCCAGACTGAGCGGAACGGGGTTTGCGGCTGGTCTCGGATATCTGCGAACCGGGCATCGACGTGAGCAGTGAGGGCGCCAAGCGGGCAGCCTCGGCATTATTTTGACCCGCAGCCTCGGGCAGCCCAGGCGGCCGCTGGGCGACGGTCAATTTCAGCCGCGCCGCTTTTCCCACGGGTGCTCCTGGCTCTACCGCTGCGTTCGCTGCTATAGCCGCAGAATTGACTTTGCGGCCGCTGAAAGCCCGTGCAGTCCCTCGCGCCTCTGCGTTGTGCCGCGCGTCCGCTCGAGCCTCGCCTCCGCCCGCGGTGTCGCTAACCAATTTTGCTCGCTCGGAATGGGGTTCGCTACCTCGTCTCCCCGCGGCAGCCGCTGCCAGTATGGCGTGGGGCCTTACACTTGCGTGGGGCACTCCGCTCTCGGCGGGTACATGCACCGCGCGTGCGCTTGCAATTGGCCGTTGGCGCTGAAAGCTGGATGAGTGGTTTTGCTTTTCGGATGGCCGCGGCTGCCGATGCCACGCCATGTTATGATCGTCTACTGGCCGGTCGGCCGAAATACTGGACGGCTGCCCAGCTGGCAATTCGTCGCCCGGCGCAATTGTCAATCCGCTGTATTTCTTCAGCGTCGCATGAAAATGTTTGGTTGCAGGAGCGCCGCCAAACTTGGCAAGCGTCCGATCCGAGAGCTTCAGGCCGGATATTGCGATCTGTACGTGCTTTATTCCGTTTGCTAACGCGCCGCCGAGGCGACCTGGCAACGCCATCGCCAGTCCCACCTCATGCACTGGTCTCACCATTGTAACTTCGCCTCGCGGCCGCTATTTTTGACCACACGCCGCCCTTACCCACCGTGTCCGTGCACTACGCATCGCCCCATATGCGGCTGCGCCAATCGAACACCAGCCCGTCCAGCCAACCGATCGCCGCGACCCAGGCAAGCCGGTCATCCTCAGGCAGCGAAAACGCAACATCGAAAGGCACCCCGTTCCGGATCAAATATAGGCAATCCACCAGATCAGGGTGCCGACTCAGTTTCCCGCTTCTGTCTCCGTTGCCTTAGCTGGCTCGGTCACTTCAAATAGACACGCCACCGTTTCAATGCCTTCATCACCGAGGCGCTGCACCAAGCCTTCCAACTGAGCCTCGGTTGTGGGCGGCGGCACGGGCACTCCGTCGATGTCGATAACAGAAGCTGCCAGTGCCGCCATGCCAAAATACGGCGGATTCTGCGCGAGCTCCGGCCCAACCGCTTTGAAAAGCCGTAGTCTGTCGAGCGCCGTCAGGCGCCTCACTGTCAGGCGGCGACCCAAACTGTCGGAAGCGGTCGCAAGCCGCGCTGCCGCTGCAATCAGGATTTGTGAAGGCGTTTCCATCACATTCTCTGTCGTTGGGTGGCAAAAAACTCCAGCCGTTGGCGCACGCTACTGTCTCCCTTCCAACTTCCGGAGTTTGCAAGTTTAAAGACGACACCGTTATATTGGTATGTCGAGGTCGAGCCATCGACTTCGGCAATGTATTGATACACCGTGCCGGCCGGCAGGAATCCCTGGGTAAAAAACGCTTGCTCTGCCATAGCTATGAAATCATCTACTACACTGGTGCCCCGTTCGACATCAAAATTACCTTCCCATCCTTTTGGCAATTCCGCGCCCATTGGAACACCGTCCAACCGATCAAGACGAATCGATTGCGTAATCTGTCGGCTTTCAAATCCAGTCACATAAGTCAAATCGACCCGCCCGAACGGCCCCATAACTACCAGTTGACAGTCACGCCCAATTGAAAACGAATTGATCGGCATTATCGCCTGTCTCCATATCTGTCAATCAACGATATTCACGGATGGTTCCACCGGATCGAACACGCGGACCTGCGCAGACAGCTTCTCGGTCGTCCGACCGAACAGCGGTATGCAGCTTTGCAGCACTGCATGGCATGACGTTCGGCCCGGGAAGTTACGCGCTACTGTCGCTTGAGATAACGAAGAATTGCGCTGCAGAAGTCGATTCTTGGGTCAAACGTTCAGCGTCAAATCGGCCCGCTTGGCAGAAGTTGACTTTGTACCACGACTGTCTGCCCGCCTTCTACATTTACAATGAACTTCTCGTTGATGCCTTGATATTGCACTTGCGCATCACTTTGAACATAGCCCAAGCTGGTCCGGCTCAACGGATTGTTGGTCGCGTCGCATATGACCGAGAACGGGATGCTGCCATCCGCCGCCAATGCCAGGATGCCTTGACTGAGCAACGCTTGCAAGAAACTCAATTCTGTCGATCGAATCTGCTGGAACAATGTGTTGTTAATCACTTGGCCGACAAACTGACCCATGCCGGCTGCCAGTGTGGCGGCGATAAAATTTGTCATGCGAGTATAATTATCGCCATTAGTCGCTGCGTTGCTGGACGTATTATGTCCGAAACGCACGCCCCAGTATGCGCCTCCGGGTTGTGGATTAGCAATCAAATCGATTCCCGCCAGCACTAGCGTCTGCAGCTCGGCCTCGCTATAGGTGGCGGATTGGCTGCTGCCCGGCACGCCGGCGCTTTGGGTTCCCACCACGCTGTAAAGCGGTTTATTCAGGCTCGACTGCTCGGGCGAAAGGTTGGCGAGGCGGCCTGCTACAAATCCCTGCGGCGACACCAATCGAATTACGCCGTTCGCCTGGTCGGACCAGTACACCCAGTCGCCAAACATCAGCTTAGCCGCGAATGAGTCTAATCCGCTCTGCTGAATCACAGTCACCGCGTCGGTAATGGTATCCCCCGGGGGCCCGGTAAGGATCATGTATACGCCCTCGGACTCCCCGAAGGCAGCTTGCGTTGTCCATTGCGTGGGCTGGTCGCTATCGGCAAGCAGCGCAATACTGCACCCCTGCCCGCGCAGCGCGTACATGCCTTGCCTCGGCAGGATATCCTGTCCCACCAGCGTCGCCGCGCTGATCGCCGCGGCACCATCGGTGCCCCCAAGCAATGTTTGCCCGCTAAACGCGGCCGGCGCCACGCTGGTCGCGGTGCCCAGGGTCGCCACCACCAACTGAGAAGGCCCGCGTAGCGGGCCGTTGCCACCGTTCACCGCCGCAATCAGCGCCGCCCAAAACGCGGCCGGTGTGGCAGCAGGGATGTTGTCGAAAATCTCCGGAACCTGGCCCGGCATAGCTGTGGTCAATCGCCAGGTGCCGAACTGCGAGCCGCTACTCAGCGAAATGCTAATGCTGTTGCCCTGCGTACCGGTGTAGCGCGCCGTCAACAGCGCGGCGTAAACACCATTTAGAAACGCAATAGCGTAGCTTGCCGCTGTATCGGTTCCGTCGGTAACCCGCACACAGCGGAAATCGGAAGCGCCTTGCTGCACGGCTGTTGCAACGGGTGTTCCCATGTCGTAGGTTCGATCGATTACCGGACCGAAATTGGTGACATAGTCAGCCATTGTTCCAACCACCGCGGGCTGGTTGACCGGTCCCCAACTGGCCGTACCTACAATACCAACCATATTGGTTGGTACTCCATTCAGAACCAGATTCTGTGGCGGCACCACCTGCACATACAGGTCGGGCACCACGAGCGCAGTCGTATTGAGTGTGCCTTGCTGGTAGATCGCCATTGTCAGATCTCCCCCTGCCGCCGTACGGATTGCGTTGGCGTTCCAATTCGCACGACATCCTTCGCATGCTCGCCTTTCAGCGCATCACGCATGTGGCCAGGATCGTCGATGACGTCGCCGACTCGATAGCCGCCGAATGGGCGCACCACGATCAGAACCGCATCCATTCAATCGTCTCCATCAGGCGAGGATAACCGACCCATTGTAATCAAGGTCACCAAACAACATCGTCGGGTTGGTGACCAGCAAGGTGGTTCCAAACTCTACGATAAAAATCATGTCGCGCCGGTAGATCGAGGCGGTCTGATCATCGTCAAGGTTGGCAGTACCATGGAATCGTAACCTCCCGCCGGTGCCATCAGATAGTGTTATGAACGCAAGCGGCACCAGACCCTGCATGACAAGCGCCGCACAGCCGTCACGCGCAGCCGGCGATGGCGCCCACACAGAAATCCTGAACTGCTGTTCCTGCCGCCCCCACTCTACCAGCGCACTTACCGCGCTGGCAGTACGTGCCACCAACGCGGACACCCCCGGTACCGTCAAGGTCGCCTGCGTGACCCAGCAAATCATGTCAGCGCGTATCAGA